TGAAAAATAGGTGGCCCCCAAGCCTTTTCCTTTATTCCAGTTATGATCGTCTCCGTAGACTATTATTCGGACCACCTTAATCAACTCCTTATGTAGCTGAACTCGGTGCTCCTTCGGAGCGCTATCACCTGCCAAATTGCGAACAAGCAGAAATAAAGTGCCATAATCCATGAATCCATATGAGAAGTATTGTAGCATCCAGAGGGGACGCCTCCCCGCTGGATACCCCAAATCTCTCCAAAGTAATGCGTTATCCGGTTAATTATGGCTTTTATAAGAGCTTTAATGATCTCTGCCTTGATCTCATAGTCCTCTGTACTTGGATCCTCATGTACCAACATAGAGCTATAGTACAAATTCAAGAAGAACTGCTTTACGTTCATATCAAACTTATTCACATCACCTCCACAGATGATGGGGTCAAAACAATTCTCCAGAAAGATCCCCAGACATTCTGCCAGATAATCCATCCCTCCTCTACCAAAGGAGAAGCCTATCTGGATTACTCTCCCACGCTCTCGCATCATCCGTAACTTCGATACGAATCGCTCCAGTATGATAAAGTTTGAGGAAGGAATTACGAAAACACGACACTTGTCTTTCCATTGTGCGTACTTCTCATCATTGTACTGCTTGTCAAAGGTAAAGAAGACTTCATCCTTTGGAGTTATCGTCCAATAAACCGGAATATCGCCCCCCTCACGCACCAATCTCAGTAAAGTCGTCAAATCATGTTCATGGACTTCAAACTTCTTCCCTGACGCGGAAACTCTCACAGTGGGCTTCCCATCCTGTTTAATCTCCTTTTCCGGCGCACGATTAATCCCCGCCGACGCTCCTAAAAACATGTGATTCATGGACTGTTCCACACTAACCTTGTTTTTATGCTTTTGAAACGTCTTAACCCCCATATATTGGTACATGAGAGCCAACGCAGGATTTAAATGGCGCAGAACCTTCTTTCCATAGGGATTAACCATGTGTGTGTGCGCATTTTGCTGCAGAACCACCTTGCATAACTTCAGAGGATAAAGATTCGCCTTTGCACTCGTTACAATACGACGATAATTCTTCGTCCCCATCGCAAACTGGTACCTTGATTCCGACCTCAACACCTGGGCCCATAATGGATAAATGACATCTTTTGATTCTGGCGACCAGACATAATTTTCCAACATCTCAGTCGTAAAAGAGAACAGTTTGAACCGCCAACGCAAATAACGTTCATCTGCCCTCTTCAAAGCCAGCACAACATCGGGATCCGGGGAATAGAGGTCCTGAGACATCGGAAAACTAGTACGATCTACCGGCGCCGGGATCAATTTTATATTACCATCCGGCTTCAAAGAATTACGGAAGAAGCTCAGCTCTTCATCAGACGAAAACACGACATCACCAGACGCTGTGAGGACTAGCCGCGCTTCAACCTCACTCATCAACATCTGCATTTGAG